ATGTCACCCCTGCGGTCACGCTGATGTTGTTCGGCGTCCAGTTGTTGCCGTTGCCGCTGTAGTCCTTGCCAATAGTAGTTGAACTGTTGTTGCTGTTGTCCGAGAAGTTCAGGTAGAAGCCGTTCGTACCGTAGGTGCCGGTGTACTTCCTGGGGCCCCATACACCCGTAGAAGGATCAATGAAGCCGAAACTGCTGGGCGTCAGAGCTTGGCCGTCAATGAAGTTGATCTCGGTTAGGTAGCCGTCAAAGTATTGGCTGTTTGATAGGCCAATATAAGTCGCAGATGCTTGGTTAATTCCAAGGTCTGCGTTTTGAGTTGGGTTGTTTGTGGTGCTAAATGTTGTGACTTGAGTGCCGTTAACATAGAGTTTCAAACGGTCGTTTGCTGTTGCTTGCGTAGTGTCAACAGTAAGAACAATGTGATACCACGCTGATGGGTCACGAAACACTTGACTAGTGATTCTCCAGTTTGTTGAGTACCCGCCAACATACAGAAAATCAGAAACAAACCGAAACTCAAACCAAGTTGAATCTGTTGTTCCAGTTGGAACAGCAAACAAAGGATATGCAACAGCTCCACTACTATTCAATATTCCGCGCTTAACCCATCCACTCCATGTCCAAGTCTTGCGGTTGCCAGCACTCGCAGGCGTCCGATTGAAATACGCACTCGCGCTAGACCGCAGCCGCACCGAGCGGCTGATCTGGTAGCCCTCAGTAGGTAGCAATAACGGATTACCAATCACTGCGCTCACTTAGTGTCTCCAATTAGACGAGCGGTGATACGGGTGGAGCTTTCAACGTAATATGCAAGTACATCAACTGCGTTAATTGTTGTGGTCAGCGTGGGCGCTGCACCAGCGGGGAACTTGAAGTAGTTGCCGTAAGCCAGCGTGCGCGAGCCGGTGCCATCTTGAGTAATTACAATTACACCATGTTGACCTGCAGTTAGGTTGGTTGGGTTTGCAAGTGTACGGTTACCACCCAAAGTTACACTAAAATTATTTGCTAAAGCAAAGTTTGGTGTAATGGTTGCACCATCAGTGAGTGTAGAAACAGTGCCACGTTGTGCTGCAGTGAAGCTTTGTGCCACATCTGTTTTAGCAGTGTCTGCATCGTAAGCTTGAACTGAGGTGCCAATGTCTGCTGTTGCCACAGCACCAATGTCAGCAGGTGTAGTGTTAGTTTTTACGTACGCAAGAACTTGTGCGCCCGTAACTTTTTTACTAGTAAGAGAGTCGTTTACCTCAAACTCTTGTGTACCAGAGGCTGCTGCTGCAGCCGTAAGTTGTGAAATTTTAATGTTAGCCATTAGTATATCCTTTTCCAGCTACCTGAAATTTTCTTGTAGACGGCTTGTAGAGCATCCCAATCGCCGTTAGATTTTGCATCAACATCTGTTACTTTCCATACACCGCCTGTCTTATAGTAGGCAATACTAGAGAAAGGAATTACATCACCAGAAGCTATTAACGTTGAATCCACTAAGTTAACAGAAACATCGTTTGTAATGCGGCTGTCGCCGTTTTCGGTGATACGATAGTCTTCTTCTTCTGTTATACGTACGTAAGATGTGTTTCCACTAACTACGTAAACAAACTTAGCAGTACGTGCAGAAGAACTTAGTGTGCCAGATGCACTTAGTGCAACCGCGCCACTTCCATCAAACTTACTAGTAGCACTTATAGTTCCTGTGGACGTTAGTGCAACTACTCCTGCTGCAGTGCGGGTAGGTATTGCCGATAGGGAGCTATTATTAGCCACCATACTTGCACCATACCTAATTACATTACCAGATGTAACTAAAGATGCGTTTCCTGTAAAGGCTGTATTACCGTCCGCAGTGAGTTGTCCTAGAAAGTCAAATCCACCACTAGCAGACAAGCTTGTGCTCATCTCATAGAGGTTTTCAGTGACCCGTAGGTCACCGCTTTCTAAAACACGAACGTCGTCACTTTCGGTGACACGGTAGCCTCCAACTGCCATTAAGCAACCGTTAGGTCAATGTTGCCAATTGCAAACTCTAAGGTGTCGCCATCACCTACAATTTTGGAAGCAGTTAGACCGCCATGCCAAATTAGGTTGCCACCAGTGGAGTTGTCAAAAATACCAATGTGTGTTACAGTGCCCCAGCTACCACCAGATGCAGTGAAAGAAATGGTGTTGCTGTTGGATGTAGTACCACCGGGACTAGAGGCAGCAGAAAACGAGGAAGACTGACGGCTATAACCATTACCTGACACCTCAGTGCCACCACCGCTGTCAGAAGGAGCAGCAGTGAATAGGCCAATGTACCACGCTGTGGGCCGGGTAGCCGAGCCAGTGGTCATTAGCCAATCAAGAATGAGTTTTTCGGAATAATCAGAAAGAGCGGACATAATGTTCCTTTACGAGCTTACTTTAAACCAAATGTCGCCGTCTGAGCCGCCTGATGGGGCAGAAGTACTTACGGTGACTTTTTGTGTAACTGACAAATAGTTGTTATAAATGGAGTTCATGGACGCAGAGTAGGTGTCATAATCATCTTCTAGCTGCGTTAAAATGTCTACCCCGTTCACCATCAGTGAAGATACGTTAATAACACTGTACCCGTTCATGTCTAAATTACTTAGCATGAAGTTGGGGCCGCTGCCATCCCGAGAGAGCGTATTATCAAACGCTGTCTCAACGGTGTCGAAGTTGTCGTTTAGTGCGTCAATGGAGCCATATCGACTACCAATGGTGTTTAAAGCTACTTTAGGCATGTTTTCCTACGTTAGGGGAAATAATTGGGTGCTTAGAGAACTGGAAATAATAAACGTCATCTTTTGTACAAATCGTTTCACCTTTAAATAGGCCGATTAGAGGCAAAAACTCCTCACATAGCACCTACCCCCTTACCTACCCCCTTAAAAACGCTTCTAGGGCTGTTTAAAGAGCTTTTAGACAGTGTGGTGGGTGGGTGGGACTTCTTAATTTATTCAAAAAATAAATAAAAAGCTAGACACCATAATTTTGTGGAGATAGTTTTACGGCACTGTGCAATATAAAACCAACCCCCCAACCCCCCTTACCCGGGTAACACAAAAGTTCTAAGCTGTCCAAACATTAATACTTTAGTATTATAATACTTTATTACTATATATACTACTTATTACTTATATATAATACTATATTACTATATATATAACTATAGTATATACTACTAAGTTAATATATAAAGGATATATAACTCACTATATATTTATATTACCCCCATATTATATTATCTATTATATATTTATATTATTATATATTTATATCAATATGTTAGTAAGTACTCACGTTACTAAGAGCACTCCATGCTGTCGTGCCGTAGACATATTCTATATGTTGTCCGCACTAGGGGACGAGGTTCTAGGGGACTGAGTACTTTTTACTACGTATTCCCCTACGTTTGACTCGGGTTTTGGTTTGTGAGATATTCGGGTTGTCGGTTGTGCAGCAACTGATTCCGAAGCAGCTACCAGGGCGAATAACCCTACAGTTGACAGGGGAATCCAGATGCGGTACAAACGGGGTGTCGGTAGCAGCGAGTGACTCGCAAGTCATCAAGCAGGGGTAATAACCCTGTAGTTGACAAGGGATTAGGAACCCGCTACTATCGGCATCAATGAGAGCAAGTTGCATTGAAGCTCTATAAATAAATGCAGCCCGAAGGCTTAGACCCAGGCTACGCAAAGTCCTGGCGAGTTCGGTAGGCGCAAGAATCTGGAAGGATTCAGTCAAAACCCTGATTACAAAGGGGATATGTTGACAACCCCTAACAGGGTTTCGGACAGTGTGTTACAAGTAACGACAGTGTTATTAGTAATGCACTGTCTCAAGCCTAGTAAGTCTATCAACGCAAAGGAAACAACATGTCTTATGAATCGCAACTCCGCTCCGCTCTCACTGCAGCTAAAGAGGGTAAGGATATTAGTCGGGAGGCAGGCTCTGGAATCTGGGCGAACTATGTTCGCTCTACTTGCTACCCTGTGCAGCCCCGAAACGTGGAAGCTTTGGACAGTGAGCATAAAGCACTAATCGAGCGCCTGGAATCTATCCGGGCCTTGTCTAAAGAAGAGAAAAATTCCCTGCGCTCTGCTAAGTCAGTCATCGGCAAAGCCATTACTAATAACGTTGACGTGTGGAAGCGTAACGATGACGAAACTATCGAGTGTGACGACGACGGGAATCCTACCCCGAAGGGCAAGAGCGAATTGCAAGAGGCTAAGTCCGACTATGATCGCATGATGGGGTTCATTGACGCAGCCCAGAAAAAGTGGGACAGTGACACCCGCGAATCGTTCACTAGCGAAGAGATGGATCGACTCTGGGGTGCCATTGCAATCCTCGCGGATAACGTCAACTCGGCTCGTCAACAATAATCAAGGGGCAGGGGCGCAAGCCCCTGTTACTAATAACATGCTGTACAAACTACCTAAGCGTAAACCTACCATGTCTGAAGGTGATCGACTCATCTGGGCTTTCATGGTGCTGTTCTTTGTTCCCTTCATTGTCTGTCTACTTATCGAGGTGATGCTATGAATGCGAAAGCTAATGCTGCAGCTATCTATTGCGTACTGTTTCTAATTGTGTCTATCGTCGGTTATTTCCTTCAATAAGGGGTTATCATGCGTAAGATTGAAAAGGATATGGTTCTTGCAGTATTCCAACATTACAAATGGAAGAGTGGTAACACTGCAGTAGTACCTATCGATGACACTAATGTAGCGGTGTATTTGCATGGTAATGAAATTGCTACAGTGAACAGTAAAACCGGGTTTGCTATGGTGAACAGCTATACGCTAGCTAAGTGGCCTACCCGCACTACAAAGTCACGCCTTCGTGCACTACGTGCCCTGTAAGTTTGGTGTAAGGTATGCGAGATATAATCGAATCCATCGGAGCTAGCGTAGTGTTACTAGTAGCACTCGCAGCATTCTTTGACGTACTCTGGAGGTAACATGTACTCTTTTGTAGTGGGTAATTACTTTGTCAAGTCTCATGGTAACGGATGGGCTTACGAGATTGAAGACATTAACACCGGGGAAACCCTGTTCTTTCAAGATGATGACGCACATAACCTATACATTGACACTAATCGGTTCGACAATACGGACGCTATTGAGTCCGCCTTTGAAGGGTGTTACTAGTATGATCAAGCAATTCTTTTCCAAGCATACCCAATACAAAAAGGTAGGGGGCTTGCACTTTGTCAAGGTGTGGAAGTTCGGGTGTAGTTTCTACGTAGCTAAGAAGGTCTGTCATCATGTCCAATAATCGCTTGCTCGACTTCCGCACACAAGAGGAACTAGCGGATTTCCTCAATGAATTCAACCAGCGCCTAGCTAATCAAGGCTTACACTTAGATAAGGAAACAGAGGATTGGCTAGATAGCGAATTCCATCGTATCTTCATCACCTATGCATATGCCGACGTTACGTCGGTTAACTAATATGAAAAATTGGCCCTTTCCATCTAGACCTATCCCGGTAAACCCTCGCAAGCCAGCACCAGCTAGGCCAGATCCAGAGGACGCACCATTCTAAGGAACCTATGACTACCTACCTTGACGTTAAGCAATTCGAGACATACGTAGCAGCATGTGCCAGCAACTCTGGCGTTTCGGTAGAGTGGGATGCTGCAGATAGTACGCCTCGCACAGATGGTAAAACCATGTGGCTACCAGCCATTACTAGTAGCAGCAATGACGAGTGGCTAGCCCGTATGCGCTACTTTGTCAAGCATGAGACAAGCCACGTAGTGCATAGCGACTTCAATTACCTTAATGAGGTACGCCCTACGGGTTTGCTTGCACTCATCAATAACCTTATCGAGGATCATCGTATTGATTATCGTAACGATAGGGATTATCTGGGTGATCGTGCTATTAGTAATGCCTTCTGGAATCTGCATAGTGCAGACATTCAGAAACGTCTGACTGATACAGACAAGCCCTTACAAGAGCAGCAGTTACTAGTATTGCCTCTGTTCGCATGGGACTCTGCCAATCGCGACTGGATCAGTACGTCACACGAGGCAACTACGCAGATGCTACCCTTGCTCGACACTGCAGGGCAGACACGCTATGCCAAGCTGCAAGCGTACACTGACGAGCTACTGGATGTGCGCTGGAAGGGTGACGCAGCAGACGTTATGGATCTGTCCAAGCGTATCTTGCGTGACCTCTACGACGAGGATCCCGAGAACTATACCGAGCAGCCTAGTGCTAGCAAAGGTAAGGCAGAGGGTGAGGGCGAGGGTGACGCAGATGCTGGTGAGGGCAAAGCAGTTGACGACGACGTAGATCGTCTTATCAACGTGGATAAGCTTATGGAAGCTATGGGTCACGAGCATAAGGAAAGCCGCACGGGTATCCATCTCGCATATCGTGACAAGACAGGGGGTGCGTATGCTATCCCTACGCCTGATCAGTACCTTGTGCTAAATTTCAGGGACACTACACCCGCTAAGGTTACTGAGCTTATGTCTGGTGGTAGCTACTTCAAACATCACGAGGTAGACAGCTACATTACTAATAATGCGAAGCCTATGTCCAACAAGCTACGCATCAAGTTGCAGACACGTAGCCGTGATCGGTACGAGTATGGTAAGAAGCGTGGTAAGCTGCACAATGGTAGCCTACATCGTGTGCTGCAGCAGGATAGCCCTATGGCAGACAAGGTGTTCCGTCAACGCATTGTTAGTAACACGCTAGATACCGCAGTGTGCCTATTGGTAGACTGCAGTGGTAGCATGTCGGGTGCTAAGTTTGAGATGGCATGTGCTGGTGCTGGTGCACTTGCAGAGGCACTCAAGCCCCTGAATATTCCGTACAGTGTGTACGGGTTTACCAACTTTGCGGTTGACAAGCAGGAAGACCCTATGGTATGGTTGTTCTCGGAGTTCGGTGAGCGTGTCAATCAACGCACACTCATTGACCGATTCAAGCATGCTAGCGGTGCACTGTGGAATAATAGCGATGGTGATGCAATTGCATACGCTACCTATCGACTGCAGCAACGTAAGGAACATCGTAAGGTGTTACTAGTATTGTCAGATGGTAGTCCCGCAGGGCGTGAGTATGCGGGTGATGTAGTAGGCTACACACGTAAGACCATTGACGACGCAGAGAAGCTAGGAATCGATACATATGGTATTGGCATTTGTGATACTAACGTTGTGCATTTTTATAAAAAGAATGTAGTTGTTCGTGAGTTGAACCAACTATCCCCGACCATTCTTTCCATCATTGACAGGAGCATTTAACATGGCAGCAGATTTGAATGACCGAGTTGCTAAGGCAATTGCGGAGCACTTGGGTAAGGCACCTAAAGCAGAACCCAAACCCGCCGAAGCAGTGGCACGTAAGCCTGTAGGCTTGTTGCCCGGTCAAGTGTGGTTCTCTGAGATATTTGACTATCGTCCTAAGTTCGGTGATTTTGGTGTCACTGTGCATCCTACCCATGTAGGTATGGATCCCAATGTGGTTCGTCTGATTCCTAAGATTGACCCTGACTACGTAGTGCAGAAGGATGAAGCAGCATTACTAGTAGCGGGTCTGGAGGATGGTGATAAGTCCCTCATTACCGGCCCTACTGGTAGCGGTAAATCGTCGCTGGTCAAGTATGTCTGTGCCAAGCTTAACCGACCTTTCATTCGTATCAACATGTCGGGCGACGTAGAAAGCGCAGCACTGTTCGGTACTCTGGTGGTGCGTGGTGGTGCCACTGTGTGGGAGGATGGTGCCATCACCGAAGCAGCTAAGTATGGTGCTGTCTGTCTGGTTGACGAGTGGGAGCTTATGCCCGCAGAGATTGCAATGGGTATGCAGAATCTGCTGGAAGATGGAGGCTACCTCTACCTCAAAGAGAAGCCGGGTACTAGCGAAGACCGCACCATTGTCCCGCATGCCGACTTCCGTCTGGTGTTCGCTGGTAACACTGTGGGACAGGGTGACACTACGGGTGCATTCTCTGGTGTCGGTATCCAGAACAGTGCAACCATTGACCGATTCACCAACACTGTGCGTCTGGGCTATCTCAGTCAACAGCACGAGGTGGATATCATTACTAGTAAGACTGATGCTACGGCAGATGTTGCTACTAAGATGGTGCGTATGGCACACCTTGTGCGTCAGGCATACGATAGCGGTAAGATCGGTCTTACCATGTCGCCACGTACCCTCATCAATTGGGCGCGTAAGATGAATCGCTACGACGCATCCTATGCGTTGCAAGTTAGTTTCCTAGAGAAGCTGACTCCTGACGACGCTAAGAGTGTGTCAGAGTTGTACGTCAAAGTGTTCGGCTAATGTGCCAACAACACATCAGTGCGTTTGTGTATGACAAGAGGGGGCGATTGCTCTCCTCTGGTCAGAACAGCTACATCAAGACGCACCCACTACAGGCACGTATTGCTGCAGAGGTAGGAGAACCCCATAAGGTTTTCCTGCATGCAGAGGTAGCAGCACTGGTGAAGTGTGATTGGGACAAGGCCCATCGCATACTAGTAACGCGCTATAACAAGCAAGGCAAGCCCTTGCTGGCAAAGCCGTGCAAGGTCTGTCATCAAATCATCGGCATGACTAACATTAAGATTGTGGAGCACACATGAACAACCAGAAAGTTATTGAGCTACCAGCAAGCGTGAACTACACCCCTGAGCAAGCATTGCACTCGGCACTTAAAGCCAACCTCACCGACGTTATGGTGTTGGGGTATGACGAGGACGGCGATCTGTTCGTGCGCTCATCCAAGATGAACCGGGCCGAGGGATTGTTTATGACCGAAAAGGCTAAGGAGTGGACAATGTATGGAGGTTTGGAATGAGCAATATGATTGAATGTGGAACCTGCGGGTATCCGCTTACTCCTGAGGAACGAACAACCTTGATTGAACACAACGGACGCATGATTCTTAGCAAAGAATGTGTAGAGCGTGGATGCATGGCGTATGATGACCGGGTGGACGAGCCGGGTGAATGGGTACGCACTGAGTGGGTAAGGCTGACGGATGAGGAAATCTACGGCGAAGGCCGCAATCACGAGAAGTTTGCTAAAGACGGCAGCGAGTGGTTTGACCGGGGAAGTTTCGCCCGCGCCATCGAAGCCAAGCTGAAGGAGAAGAACACAGTGCGTATGCGTAGAGCTACTCGTGACGAGAAGATTAGAAATCCCGGTGTCTATTGGGTAGAGGATAAAGAATGACAACACACTATGGACGAGATGCCCTCAAAGTCCTTACTAATAATTGTGAGGCTTACCTACACATTGAAGAAGGGGAGCAAGTAAAGTTCAATCATCTAGACTGTTCTGCTGGTGAGGATACGAAGACTCGTCTGTACGTGAAGAATGTTGACGGGGCGTTCCTGTTCCACTGTCACAACTGCGGGGAGAGTGGTTATTATCGACCCAAAGAAAACTACTCACCCATTGCTGCTAAATCAAAGCACCGACCAGTACACATTCCTAGAAGTAGTCCGACCTATGAAAGCTTGACAGAGGTTACGGAATATGATAAGTTCCGTATTGAGGGTCAGCTATGGCTAGGTCAGTATGGTTTTGACGAAGAGCTAACCGACGCATTCGGAATTGTAGAGACTCGTGGTGGACTGGTGCTACCAATCTACGGACAGGATTTAATCGGAAAGAATATTGTGGGCTGTCAGATTCGTAAGTACAACGGCACACCGAAGTACACTACCTACAGCACACAAGAGTACAGCTATCTAAGGTACGGAACAATTGCAGACCCAGACAAGCCACTAGTCATCACTGAGGATTTACTGAGCAGCTACAAACTGCATGCTGCTGGTTACCACACACTGTGTTTGCTAGGTACAACAATGGATCGAAAGATACTGGACTGGATGGCAAGGCAACACAATCGACAAGTGTTATGGCTAGACGATGACATGGCAGGACACCGAGCCGCCCTCAAGCTACTGAGAGAATTTAGCCCCATGCTTCCCGACTTAACGGCTATATTTAATCATCAGCCTAAAGAGATTGACATGGAAACATTAAAGACAATGGAGATTTAATGAGTTATGACATTGACATACTTGCAATTACTAGTAACAAGGCAGACTATGAAAGATTCAAAGATCATGTAAAGAAACACAACGTATCATCCATCACACTTGATCTGTTCAATGTGTTGGGAGACTATTGGGACAACTATCCGCTACGCACTGTTGTAGACACCGACGAGTTCAAGACATTCTTTTACATCGTCAAGGGCAAGAAGATTAAAGACCCTGCTGCATACGAGCTTGCGTTTGAGAACCTAGAGAAGGCGATGGCAACATCTAAGCCAATCGTTAAGGACATTCTTGCGAAGCTAATCGAAACTGACTACGCTACGCAGGTGTACGACATATGTCTGAAGATTGGTACGGGGCGTGGAGGTGATCTGCTATCCATTGAGGAGCTACTGAACAACTACAAGAAGGAGATTGGATCTAGTGTAGAGAAGAGTGAAGTGTTCGTCAGTCCTAGCCTAGACTATCTATCCAGCGTGGTAGCTAGTGGTGGTTTAGATTGGAGACTGAAGGAGCTTAACGTAGCCCTAGGCCCGATTCGTAAGGGCGACTTCATCATCATTGCTGCACGGCCTGAGACAGGCAAGACAACATTCGTTGCCAGTGAAGCCAGCTACATGATGACGCAGCTAGAGCCTGACGAGCATGTAATCTGGATCAACAACGAAGAGGCTAGCAACAAGGTAATGATGCGAGTGATCCAGTCATTCCATCAAGTTACTAGTAGCGAACTACTGAGCAAGCCTGATGAGTATGCTAATGCGTTCACAGTTAGTGGGGGCGATAGGTTCCTAGTACTAGACGACGACAGCGGCATTCGCAGTGCTAATAAAATTGCGACGTTGTTCAAAGAGTACAAGCCCGGTCTGATCATCTTTGACCAGCTAGACAAGGTACACGGCTTTCCTAACGACAGGGAAGACCTACGTATCGGTAAGTTGTACGAGTGGGCGCGAGACATTGCAAAAGAATATTGTCCCGTCATTGCCATCAGTCAAGTGGATGGTACTGGTGAGGGTGAGAAGTGGATTCAGATGAATCAGCTACGGGGTAGCAAGACTGACAAGGTAGGTGAGGCAGATGCTATCATCACTATTGGCAAGAGTAATGAACCGGGTATGGACTTACAGAGGTATGTTCACATTCCGAAGAACAAGTTGTTCGGAGGAAGTGAGACACTGGAAGCACACCGACACGGATGTTTTGAAGTTGATATCGAACCTGCGAGGGCACGTTATGTCAGTAAGTGGCGAACAAGTAAGTAAAGTGCGTGAAGGTGACATAATCCTAGAGTCAGACGGATACATACGCCTGTATATGACCAATACTAGCGACGTTTGGTTTGAGTACACAGTATCGCCTACCGGGGCTTCATGGGTGCGCGAACCTAAAGCAAAGCCGTTTGTGCCAGAACACAATAAGTTTGTGATGAACCTTAAGGACTTGTTAATTAAACTACGGGAGGAGATGCGTGAGACTAGTAATTGATCTAGAAACTACAGTGCGTTGCCCGGTGGGTAACAACAAAGCTAATCCTATGTGGCAGGGCAACAAGGTCATTGCATGGGGGTGCATCTATGCTGGTAACAAGTTCTCTTCCTATGGTCACAAGTATGATGCAGATGGGTTGGATCTGACTCCTCTGCAGAAGCAGTGTGAAGAAGCAGACATTGTTATCGGTCACAACGTCAAGTTCGACTTGCTGTACATCTACCGCAATACTAGTAACAAGCTTCCTCGTATCTGGGATACGCAGCTAGCAGCCTACCTCCTCAGTGCACAACAGCATCAGTATGCTAGTCTAGACGAGCTAACACTTGAGTACATCGGTGCACACGCTATGAAGGACGACAAGATCAAAGCCTACTGGAAGGCTGGTGTTGCAACTGAAGACATTCCGAAGAAGGAGTTGCTCGACTACCTAGAGGGTGATGTGCGTAACACTGCTGAAATCTTTCAGCGTCAGTGGGACGAATCGGAAGAGCTAGGTATCCTGCCCCTGATGCTAACGCAGATGGATGCGCTACGTGCCACTACGGAGATGAATCGTAATGGCATGCGTGTAGATTGGGTGTACGTAACCTCGCAGCGCCTTGCCTATCAGAAGATTCTAGACGAGGCACGAGCAGAAGCTGAGGCACTTGCTCCCGGTGTAGATACAGCTAGCCCTAAGCAACTGTCTCTTTACTTCTTTGGCGGTGAAGAGAAATACAAAGAGAAGGTACAAGATGGTTTTTATAAGAATGGTAACCCACGTTTTAAAACTGTGGAAAAGGTTCGTGAAGTACAAGGTAAATTCCCGCCTCCGGGGGAGCTAGGCAAGAGTGGCTATTACAGCACCGACGACAGTGTACTGAAAGATCTTGTTAATAAGGGTAGCTCGTTAGCTGACACACTGCTTCTCATTCGTGAGGCTAGTAAGATTAAAGAAACCTACTACGACGGATTGCATGGTCTACGATTCCCTGATGACAACATCTACCCAAACCTAAATCATTGTGCAACTAAGACTGGTCGCCTATCAGCTACCAATCCCAACTTGCAGAATCAGACAGATGCGGGAGATGTGAAACGTGCCTACGTTAGTCGCTTTGCAGATGGTTGTATCCTAGAGCTAGACTACTCGCAGCTAGAGATGGTTGCACTAGCCTACCTAGCCAATGACCAGCAGCTTATCGACGATATTAATAACGGCAGGGACATGCATCGGGAGTTGTACAAAGAGATGTACGGCATCTATCCAACTGACAAAGAGCGTAAGCCGTTCAAGCGGTTTAGCTTCTTGCTGGTGTATGGTGGCGGTGCTGCTACTCTGATGGCACAGAGCGGATGCGACAAGGCTACGGCTAAGAAGTTCATCAACACGTTCTACACACGCTACAAGGGTGTCAAGACATACCACGAGCGCATTGTGAAGGAGGCAGAGGAGTTCGCTCAAGTTAGTTATGATCCTGACAAGTCTGGCCCTGACTATCACTACTACCATGCTAGCCCTACGGGTCGGCATTACATCTTCAAGAAGTACCCTAACGAGTACAAGGGTGGGCTAACGTTCAGTCCTACTGAGCTAAAGAACTGGCCCATTCAAGGGTTTGCTACTGGAGATGTTGTGCCTATGATGGTAGGTCTACTGCTTAACCAACTGGAGAAAGAAAACCTAACCGAAGCGAAACTAGTAATGACTGTGCACGACAGTGTGGTGCTTGACGTACCCAAGAATTTACTGTACACTGTAGCTTCTGTAGCAAAGAAGACACTAGAAAGTGCACCACAGTATTTGAAATCTGTATTTAACATTGACTTTCCATGCCGCCTCAGTGTGGGTGTGGAATCTGGAATTAACTGGCAAGACAAAAAGGAACTAACACTATGACCTACATCGTTGAGAACATCACCCAAAAAGAAGTTAACACCAAGTTCGGCCCTAAGCCAGCGTTCAGCATCACTGCTAATGGTGAGCGTTACAGCTACGGCTTTAAGAAACCTACCTTCAAGATTGGTGACACCATCGACTTCCAATTTACCGAGAACACCTACGGCAAGAACGTAGATCTAACAAGCGTTCGACTGCTGTCTAAGGGGGAGGGTGCACCTGCCACTGCTACGGTTGCTGGAGCCCCTTCTAAGCCCTCCTACGGGGCCGCTAAGGTGTTCCCCATCCCTCCTCTGCATGGTGATCGTGCCATTGTGCGTCAGAATTCAATCACCAATGCTGTGAAAGCTGCAGACAACTACCTACGGGGTGAGGACTCTACCCCATCTAATCTTGACGAGTACGCAGAATTCATCATTCAACTTGCACGTAAGTTTGAGGCTTATTCCTGCGGTGATCTAGACCTAGCTGCTGCGGAGCAGATGACTGAATGAAGACTATCGACACACTAGTGTCTGACATTTACTCGCTCATTGGTGGGGGCATTGCCCCTGCTACAGCGAACAACAATGTCAGCGT